CAGCGAGTACTTTCAGCAAGTCAAACTCATCCTACAAATCATCGGCGTCAACTTTGGTTTGCCGTTGTGTCTTGTTTTAATGGACGGCAGTGAAACTAATTTCAGCGGTTGGCGTGGAGCTGTCGACGAGGCCCGTAAAGGATTCGTTGCCGATCAAGTCAACCTAGTTCGTCGCTTGAATCGGCCGGCCTATTTGTGGTGGTTGCATAACGAAATCGAATCAGATCCGTCGCTGAAAAAAGCACGGGATCGCTCGGGTATCAATATACTGCGACACAACTGGAACATGCCGACATGGAGTTACATCGAGCCGGTAGCCGATGCCGAAGGCGACGCGATGCAGCTGAAAAACGCACTGACATCACCGAGGCGATTGCATGCGGCACGCGGTAAAGACTGGGAAGAAATCAGCGAAGAGTGTATTGCCGACAACGCTTATGCAATCGAGCGAGCGACGGCACAGGCTGAGAAAATCAACGCCGCGTTCCCGAAAGGCCCGAAGCTCACATGGCGGGATCTTATCGCGTTGCCGATGCCAGAGGGTATGACAATGTCGATGCAAGAACCGCAACAGACCGAAGAGAAAACGCCGGAACCGTCCGCGCCGGTCGCACGTAAAAAAGACGACCCTCAAGCGGGTGACGGTAAATGGCGAAGCACGGAGAACGGCGGGAAAATTTTTATTAGTGATGATGGTGACATGAAGTTCGGTGGACCAAAAGGACCACCGGCAAAAGAAGGCGGAAGCAAGACCAGCACAAAGTCGCCGAAGAAAACAGCACCGGCACAGCCGACACACAGCGTCAATCTCCCGCCGAAAACGAAAAAACTGAGCATCAGCACAGCCAATACAGCCATGGAACAAATGGGATTCAAGCTCGGCCGCGGCAACTATGACATCAAGACAAAAACAACAACGTATGAGGTGATAAAACCAGACGGCACTAAGCAGTCGATGTCAACCGACGAACTTAAGAAGTTAGTCTATGAGGGTAAGTCATGAAAACAATCAGGCTAGACGGCGTTATCGGAACAGCCAAAGGAGAAATCAGCTCAAACTGGTTTGCGGCTCAACTGCCGACCGATGGCAGCGAAATCGAAGTGAAGATCCACAGTGAAGGCGGGTCCGTCGTCGAGGGGTTTCGGATCTACGATTTGGTTGCAGCTTACGCGGGCCCGAAACGAGCGGTGATTGAATCGGCAGCCTACTCAATCGCGTCATTCATCCCGATGGCATTCGATGAAATCGAGATCGCTCCGAACGGTTACATGATGTTGCATAATCCCTACATGGGTGCGGAGGGTGACGACGAAGAATTGGCTGCAAAAGCTGAGTTCCTCGCAAAGCTAAAAGGTAACATGATCGACGCCTACGCTAAGAAATCCGGCAAGTCAATCGACGAAGTAAAAAGTATCCTAAAATCTGAAAGCTATTTGAACGCTCGGGAAGTTGTGGCGGCTGGCTTTGCCGATCGCATGACATCGACGCCGATCATCGGGCGAGTGTTCGCGAAACTTGATTCAATGCCGCATGGAGTCGTTTCCGCCCTATTCGGGGCAGGCTCAAGCGGTGACACCGACTCCAAGAAAGGCAAAATAATGTCTGAGTCAGTACCTGTTGCCGCTACGGTCAATGAGATCGAAAAGGCATATCCGAAGGCCAGCGAAAAGTTTGTGCTGTCCTGTATTCGCCGATGCCTACCAATGGCATCAGTCGCTTCCGCAGCCGCTGAAGAAATGATGAGCGAAAACGAAGACTTGAAAGCTCAGGTTTCCGCACTCGCTGAAGAACTGGAGTTGTTCAAAGCCAAGGCTATGGAGGATGAAAAAGATCCGGAAGCCAAAGCTGAAGAAAGCGACCCGGAAGAAGAAGAAGTGGCTCCGATTGCGAAACGCAAAGGTGTTGCTCCCGTTGCTCAGTCTCGTCGCGGATCCACTCATTCCGCAAAAGTGCGATGGAATTCCGCAGTGGAAAAAGCTGGCGAACGAACAAATGGAAATCGAGCCAAGGCAGTGGCACTGGCCAACAAACATAATCCCGGACTTCGACAGGCAATGTTGGACGAAGTTAACGGCTAGTCAAGCCGCGTCGATTCATCTTACACATAAGGAACGAAAGATATGTCACAATTCAACGACAGTGGCCATGTGGCCGTCACGCTGACCGAAACGGTTGGTTTATACCTGCGGACAAACTTTGCCGGGGAACTCTGCGGCATCGCAGAACGCGGCGTTGGTCACGCGACACGGGCCGGGGTTTCTGGCGACGTGGTCGATGTAGTCCTGCATAACAAGCAGGGAACAATCAAGGTTGTTGCGTCCGGCGCAATCTCGGCAGATGCAATTGTGTATTCAGCAGCCGGCGGCAAAGTTGGTGCATCTGCATCCACAGCGTATCCGCTCGGTATTGCAAAAGAGGCCGCAGCAACGGATGGCGATGTGATTGAAATCATGCCGCTGGTGGGCGAAACCGCAGTCTCATAACGAAGCCCGATGCGTTGCCCGGTGGCGGTGGCCACCAATACCGGGTAACTTTTACATATTAATTTCAAGCGTTGCATCGGGAAGAAAGAAATGCAATGCCAAGCCCTACCAGCAGTCTCGCAACACAGCGACCTGACCTAGCGGAATCATTTATTGAGTTTGATCTAGCGATGGATCAAGCCGGATTCATCGCTGATGAAGTGTTTCCGGTGATCGACGTAGCCAGCCAAGCGGGCACGTTCGGCAAGATCCCGATTGAGCAATTGCTTCAATCACGGGACACCAAGCGAGCACCCGGCAGCGGTTACGCTCGCGGGAACTTTACCTTCGACACGGCAACTTATTCCTGTCTCGAAAACGGAGCGGAAGAACCGGTCGACGATCGAGAAGCCAAGATGTACGCCGAGTATTTCGACGCGGAACAAATCGCTTCGCTTCGGGCATATTCTGCCGTTCTGCGAAATGCGGAACAGCGAGTAGCTGACGCGGTGTTCAACACTGGCACATGGACAGGCAGCAGCCTAACCACGGCCATCACGAATGAGTGGGACGACACAGTAAACGCCGTGCCACTGACAGACGTAGAGGCTGCGTTGCAAAAAATCTACGACAACAGCGGGCTATGGGCAAACGCTCTGGTTATCAATCGCAAAGTCTTTCGTAACCTTCGCAATTGTGCTCAGATTATTGACCGCATCAATTCTGCCGGTGCGGGCAATGCCAGCAAGGCCAGCGATGTGACGGTTGAGATGTTGGCTCAGGCATTTGATCTCGATCGAATCATTGTTGCAGGCGCCTCAAAAAACACAGCCACGGAAGGGCAGTCGGCAACACCTGGCCAGATTTGGTCTGGTGAGTACGCTATGGTTTGCAAAATCGCCACGGGTGGAGATTTTCGTGAGCCTTGCATCGGTCGCACGTTTCACTGGTCGGACGACGGAAGTTCTATTGGCGGCACGGTCGAGACCTATCGCGATGAAAACGTTCGCTCAAACATTACTCGCGTCCGTCACGATGTGGATGAGATTGTTCTCTATCCACAAGCTGGCCACTTGCTTAGCAACATCACAACTTAGGTTTTGCGATGACACTGTTCGACGCATATTTCACAGCGACCGGCTTTCCGGTACTGCTGGATCAATTCGGAGAAACGATCGTCTACCTGCCAGCAAATGGCGGTCGGCGATCGATCTCCGCAATTATCGAACGCAACCCACCAGCTGTGTTTAATGCGTCTGGCAATGCTGTACTGCCGACATTGATGCTTCGCGTTCACAATTCCTGCCGGTCAGGCATTGCATCTAACGAGGTTGATATCGGCACGGATCAAATCGAACTAGTTCTGAAAGTGGGCGACACTATACCGCAAACGTTTAGCCTGATGACGATGTTGTCTCAGGATTCTGGCGTCACAAGTCTGGCGTTGATATGACCGAGCCAATATCAGAACAAATCATGGCAACGGTGCGGAGTCGAATGGCTGCGGTGTTCACCAATGCGTACAGGTCAAGACGGATCGGGACATGGCAGCCGAAAGATTTAGTTGTACACGTTCACCAAGGGACGATCACGCCGAATGAGGAGATGAGTTGTCCAGGTAATCCGCCGGCACAGGCTTACGATTTAGAAGTGATAGTCGCCGGAATTGTAAAGCCGTCAGACGATTCAACGACGGCGATTGACACGTTCAAAAACCGCATGTCAGCGGACATCGTTAAAGCGGCAACTGACGCCAGCTTGTGGCATCAGTGGGGAGCG